GTCGAGTGCGTGAGCGGGCCATTATTTAACCCTGCCATTGGGGAACAGGCACTCTGTCGGGTCGGTATCTTGGATTTCATGACGAGCCCAACAGCGGACCAGCGTCATATCGGCCCGCATCGTGTCCAAGCTGCTCTCGAAATGGTTGATCCTGATCAGGTTGCTTTCGATAGCATCGGCGTTTTCTGACACCGGCCCCACCATCAGACCCCACGCTGTAGCAATTCCGGCACACAGCCCGCCCACGATACCGGCCCCGACCTTGATTGCACTGGGTACATCCTTGATGAATTGCCACATGGTTGTCACGTCATCGGTCTAAGTTGGCAAGAAATGGTACGGGACGAAGTGCTACCGGCCCTGGTTCGCCCTCGAGGCCGAAGGCCACGGGAAAGGTCGGGATATTGTTCGGCCCGAGCGTCGGACAGGTAAAACCGTCTTCGGCCACACCCTTCGCAATCGCCTTAGAGTAGCCGCCCTGGTAGGCACACAACCGGCCTTCTTCGCCCTCAAGGACATTGATGGGCATAATCGTATCGAGGACAGGCCACGTACTACCTACGGCGTCCTCGGGCATAACGCCCATACGGTCAGGGAAAAAGGCGGCAAGCAGGATAATCGGATGGGCCTCGATTCTGATACGTACACCAGGCAGCCCGGCACGGCGGACAATATCTAGGGTCAGGGTAGCGCACGGGTACTCGCCACTCGGACAGAGGTTGTCAACGTCGACGGCTACCCGCATCGTATCCGAACTGGTGACGGCAAAGCTGGCACGGGTCGGCAGGCTGTCCACATCGAGAGCTTGAAGCGTACACACAACCTGCGCCGGCACGGTTCGTTCGATACGTCCGCGTTCGTCGATCGGGCAGTCATGTGTCACGTAAGCGATAGCACCCCATGCTACCACATCGAACTCAACGCTAGGCGGATCTTGACTCGCGGCTATACTTGGCAGGCCCACCAAAAGGACCAAAGAAGCCAAACATCGGATAAGCCTCATTGTCGTCTACCTCCAGTTCCTGTTTGCAGCAGGCGCATAGATGACGCAACGCGCCGTCGTGATAAACCCTCGTCCATCCTTCATCCCTAGCCATACTCACGACCATATCTTCGGTCGCGTGATTTGCGTTCAGTGTCGTGACGCCAGGCCCACGCATCCCGCAACAATCACACTGAACCTCAGTCCAAATCATAAAGCGCCTCCGCCCCGTCCTGACTCGGTTTTGTGATCGCTGGTCCACCTTTCTTCCGAAGCCTCGTTAAATGTTGTTTTACACACGATGGTTGCCGCCGACTTGCGTGTGGGACGGAGGCGCATCATTCACCTACCTGCACAAAGAGGGGACAGCTTTTTTCATAGTCGCCCGGTATGGGTACATCACCCACCGACGTATAGAGCGGACAAAAGATTTCGTAGTCGCCTTTAGGACCGATACGCACTAGAAGCGGGACGGCCAGTGAAGCCGAGCCGGTAGCAATGTCCTCAAAACCGGATGCGGCATAAATGCTTAGGTAGTTGCCATCATCATGGCCGAACGCCAGCCAATCAGCGTCAGGGTGCCACCTGGCCGCATAGCCAATCGCGGCATCTGAATGGTCATATGTCAAAATGTGAGTGAGTATATCACCAGAACGACTATAGATGCGGATGACCGAATCGTCGCCACTGCTATGGGGCTGTCCCACGACTAACAGATAAGGCGCGGACGGGTGCCACTGTACATCCCAGCCAGTAAATTCTCCTAACCCTTGATCGGATAAGGTCGGGGCAGAAATCGTTTCTCCCGAAGCGTCCCACTTGAACAAAAGAAATCCGTTACCATCGGTATCATTGGACGTGCCGACAGCGATATATTCGCCAGTTGAATCCCAACTCAAACGGTAACGATCGCCCGTTGTTCCGGTACTATATGAACCGGCCAAGGTAAGAGCCCCGGCCCCGTCCCAAGACCAAACCCTCAATACATGGTCGTTTCCCGTGTACTCCTCCATCATAGTGGCCAACCAGTTTCCATCCGGCGAAATGGCCAGCCCCGTGTGTTTACCTTGTGGGCCGTAGGTGTTGCCGAGAGAAAGACTGCTTCCAGAACGTGAATAAACAGCGAGACTGTGGGTATTAGAGTTCCAGGGGCCAGCGTCTTGATAATGACTAGCAACAATCAGATAAGACCCGTCCCAGGCCATTTCCCCGACCCCTGCATATGGCGGGTCATCATAGTATTGCTCTTGCGTCAGCGTATCACCTGAGCGACTGTACAGAATCAGCGCATACCAACCGCCATACCATTCTTGTGTAACTGCCAAATAGGACGCATCGGAATCCCACGCCAAACCTGACACCGATGCATCCGGCATCGTACCGGGATCAGTGAGCTTCGTGAGGGTGTCGCCAGATCGTTTATACCACGCGAACCATTCATCGCTGTCGTCATCAACGCCACCAACAGCCAGATACGTTCCTGTCAGATCCCACGCCAACGCCTGAACTTGTGCATAAACATCATTAGCAACATCAAACGGACATGTCGGGTCCGTCTGTTTGGTAAGTGATTCAGCCATATCAGCGCACCCGATCAGGACAAGGTAAGGGACAAACCATCTCATACCGTATCCGAGAAGTAGATGAGTTCGTCGGTGATCTGTGGCGTAGGATCGGGCGAGGCCGAAAGCTGTAGACGGATGTGCAGGATGAAGCCTTCGCCCGGCGCCACATTACCGATACTTAAAACGTCATCATGCACGATACTATCGGGGCTGACATACGTAATGGCCGGGCTTGAGGCGGGCGCGGTTTCGTCGTCCGCACTTTCGGCCCCGAGCTTTGCGGCACGGTCAAAATCGGCTACACCTACCGGGTCCGTGCCTATCGACCAGGTTACACCATTCGAGCCCGCATCGCTGAGCCACGCTTTGACCGTGCCCCATGTCAGAGCACTCGGGAAATCGTTGTCGTTAATCACGCCAATCGACTTGTACCATGTCCCGCCCGCCTGCCGTTCCGCATCGCTTACAGACTCGAACAGTCCGTTGGTATCTGCTGTGACCTCGGTTGTCGATATGTAGCCGCCCAGCGATCCAGACGCCGTGCCCGCGTTCTGATAGCCTGCCGTCCCACTCTTCGTCGTATACAAAACCTTCAGGCTTTCAAGTAGTGTCGGAACGTCGGGCTCTACGATCTCCGTTTGTTCGCGGGTGATCTTCGACTTTCGTGCCCAGCGCGTGACGCTACCAGCCGGTGAGCCCCTGCAACCCAAGGTCGTGGTGTTGCCTTCAGGCGATAGGAAATGCGTGAAGGTCGTGACGGCTACGTCCTGGTTAGCGTCATAATGTACATTATTGGCTGTAAATCTATATAAGTCACCTAACTCTACCGGCCAAAAAAACGAACACTCTGCGACATGCGTAAGAGCGGGCTGGCTCGCGTCACCAATCACCGCCTGCGCAAGCGCTGTAGCTTTGGCCTCGGTATTGATATGAGGCGAGTTCGTATAGTCGAGGATGATCGTTTGGCGGCCCAACTCCGCTACACTGGCTGAATCTGTCGCCGTAACCTCACCCTCGGTCGTGCCGTCCGTCCACTTTACGATGCAGACGTTACGAACTTGCCGTTGTGTTTGCGCTACATCAACCAGACTGAAGTAGTCATCAACGCCGAACGTATGGTCGGGTGTTGTCTTATCGCGGTCGGGCTCTTGGAAGACCAGATTGAAGCCGCCCGGCGAGTCTACGTATTCGTAGCGCAGGTCCCAGCCAATTAGCTCTGCGAGTTGCTGGAGGCCTTGCGCCAGGCTCATGTGCTGCTGTTCGTAGAGCTTAATGCCAAAATCGGGATTGCCTACGGTCGTGAGCGTTTCGACTGCCGAGCCGAGGTTGTCATCCAACAGCGTCTGCATGACCGTTTCGATAGCGGTCGGACTCGAGTTGTCGCCATACGTCCGCAGTACTTCGATGTAGGTATCGAGTAATTCGCTGGCCTTATCGCGAACCTGACAGACGAGCTGGCTATCATCGCCGCCCCATTCGACCTCATCCACGAAGCCGTCGAAGATCGTGCGCCACAAGCCACTCGTAACCGTCTCGCCCGCACTCACGACACCGACATCAACCGTGATCCGTCGGCCCGGCGCTATGGGAGCGGTAGCGTTCATCAGGGGGACGAGTGAGGACGGGCTGCCGGTAGCGATCTCACGCCAGAACGTAACGGTTCCCGACATCGCGATATTGTCGATGGTCGCTGTCAGGCTGGCCGAATGGAACCAATCCGTGAACTCGACCAACGATCCGCCCGAGTTCGCGACATAGACGCGGACCAGTTCCTTGCGGTCTAGGGCCGCGAGATCAGTACGCTCGGCTGCGGTCGTGGTCCTCATGTCGGGTCTGATTCCCGTAGTTCAAAGCTCAAGGATGCGGTCAAAAGGCCGTCGTCCATTGTGCGCTGCATGTTTGCCGGGTGACATTCCACGTTCGTACCGACCTCGGTGCCATTGCACGTAACCGATCCATAGCCATCAAGGACCGCTTCGATCGCCTCGATGTCGGCTATCAGGATCTCGGGCGTCTGGAACGTCCATACCCTGCGGTGCCCACGGTTCGACGTTACGCCACTCAGAAACGACCCATCATAGATACGCCCACTCGGGGCGAGCGGTTCGTGACGTACACTGTGCCCACCCTCGGCTACCGGAACCGTCACGCCTTCAATGGTTAGGCTCATAACACCTCATGCAGTTCAAAGCTCAGGACGGTCTGGTCGCTGGCCGGTCCCATCTGCCGCGTCACGTTTTGCGCCTTACACGTCACGGAACCATCAGGCAAGTCGCCTGATATGGTGACATTGCCCGGTGCTAGTAGGGTAGTCTGTAATGTGTCCGCATTCGCTTCGGTCATGAACGTGGTTGATAGCGTCCAGATCCGAGCTCTGTCATTGCTCGCACTCGTCTGGGCCGAGCGCATTTTGCCCGACCATGCTGGCCGCTGGTGGCCTGGGTTGTGCCAGGTCAGACTCACGCCCCTGGCAACTTCGACCACGATCGAACCATCCACGACAAGCACGCTCATCAGTTCAACTCGGGCGAAATATCGAGAGGGTTCACGCCACTAGCGCGGTAAGCGCGTTGCGCCTCTACGATAATGCCCTGCAACAGCTCTTTACCACTTACGCCCTTAGCCGCCTGTATGGTGATCCCGCCCATATTGATCGTACTACCACTGGTAGACGTTGACGGCATCTGGAAGCCCGGTGAACCCGCAGCACTCGCCCGCCACTGTAGTAGGCTCAGGCGTAAGCCTGACGGCGCATTAAGCACCCGTGTCGTCTCTTGCACCGCCCGTGTCGTGTCTTTAACCGCCTTCTCTTGCGCCTGGACCGCGTGCGTGTATTCCTGCGCTACGTCGATCTGATTAAGCTGACTTTCGAGCCGTTCGTATTCGGCGTCCTGCAAGTCCTTCAACCGCTGTAACGTGTCGCCGCTCGCCTCGTTCTCGACGGCCTCGGCATATTCCTTCTGCTGCCTGAGCCTGAGTTGCAAGAGCTGCGCTTCGTTCTCGAAGCCTGCGACATACAACTCACGAACCCGTATATCCTCGATCAGGTTGGCGCGGTAGCGTTCCATTGACTCAGCTAGGCGCTCGAGTTCTTGCGTAGAAAGCCCCGTGTTTTCTTCTACCTCTTTCAAGCTTTCGATAAATGCGGCAAACTCTTCGGCCTGAAGGATCTGTAATTGCAGGATAAGATCCTCTGTGATACCGGCATCAATCGCCGCATTAAGTTCGCGCTGGTTCTGAATTTGCCTTTGCTGGATCGCCAGCGCGTCACCCTCGAGGCCCAATAGCGACCGCCTGTCTCGAAGACTTTGGGCGAAATCGGTATTGACGCGCTCGATCCTCGCATCTTCTGCCGCCTGTCTAGCCTCCTCGGCCATTTCTCTAGCCGCTTTTTCTAAATCATGGACGCCCCGAAGCATATCCAGCGTGAGCTCATCCCATCCTGCGGCGATAGCCTCTTCTAGCTCGCGGCGTTGGTCGACCTCTAAACGCATGGCCGCCGCCGCCTCTTCCTGGCCTGTCGCGAGTAGTTCCCTGATCTCTAACTCTTCACGGTAGCGATCGGTAACGAGTTCGATGTTCGCCGCCAACCCCTCGCGAAGGTCAACAAGCGATTGGGGTTCACCACCGCCCAAAGGTTGCGTGCGACGGGTAGCCTCGAACTGTTCGACCAGGCTTTCGTATTGAGCCGTCAGGCTGGCGGGTGTGCCTGATACAGCCGCCGCGAACTCGACAACAGCCTTGCGAAAGTCTTCGGTCGCTTCCTGTTGCTTTTCGATTTGTTCCTGACGTAACCGATTCGCCTCGCGTTGCTGTTGTTCCGACCCAGCGCCAAGGCTCATAACGCTCTGGATCAGGGCCGACACGCCGCCTACAATACTCATCAACCCACCGACCGACAAACTGCCCCCAGTCTTGATGTTCTGTAGGCCGCTGATCAGGTCAGAGATACCACGTAACGCGCCACGCGCCTCGGCATCCATAACACCGAAAGCATCGGCAACCGAGGCAAAGCCCTGTAAGACGGGATCAAGTTCATCGAGTAGGTTGCCGGAACTATCCGCCACATCGTCTAGCCGACTCGATACCTCATCCAACCCAGACAAAACGGGCGTAGTTCTGACGCTCTGCGTCATACCGCCCGACAGCCCGCCCGCAGCAGCGTCTATTTGCAGATCGAGCTGCATCTGATCAAGCGATGCAAGGGTTTCTGCCAGCGAGGCGTTAAGCCTGTCAATCTCGACGGTAATGTCACCAAACGAATCCGCCACATTGCCCGCCACGTCTTCGCTTTCTTTCAGACCCTCACGCAACTCAGCCAAATTCCCGACATCTAGGATCGCTCGCTTGGTGAGTGCGATCCGTTCGGTGAGTTTGTCAACATCGCGCTGGGCCTCATCGGCCTTCATCGCCGCAGCCAATAGCCCACGCCCGCCAGGCCCAGAAGCGCGTTCGATTTCTTCCCTGGCTTTGGCTAACGCCTCTTGTGCCTCGAGTAAGGCTACCGAATCGGCAGCCAGCCGGGCCGCCAGCCCTTCCGCCCCGCCTTGATCGGCAGCGGCAGATAATGAGTTGATATTGTCCGTCATCGCTTCGATTTCACTATTGATACCAGTGAAATCAAGCGCGTCTATCACATCGACCAGCGCCTCCATCGCTGGGACGAGAACTGTGAGGATACCCTGTCCCAATTCGATAGACAGGTCCTTCAGTTCTGCCATCGCGACCTGTAGCCGATAGGCGTCCGACTCTGCTACATCTTGAAACGCTTCGCCCGTCGCGCCCGACTTTTCGGCCATCGACCCGAGGATCTCGTCCAGGTCCTCGCCTGCCTGACCCGCAAGAGATAGGGCAGGTACCAGCGACTCAACGCCACCGAAAAGTTTCGCCATAGATTCAGTTGTGCCGCCCGTGGCAGCAACCACATCATCCATGAACCCTGCTAAACCCTTGGCCTCAAGAGCCGCCGAATTGAACTCAAGCCCCAGCGCCGCCGATTGTTTCTGTGCTTCTGCTGACGGTTTGGCGACAGCGCCCAAAATAGCTCGAAGGCCGGTCATCGCCTCGCGAGTATCAATACCGCTCTTGGTCAGAGCCGCCGTAGCCGCGACCAACTCATCAAGCGACACGCCCGCCGTAGAGGCCAGCGGCGCGACCCGTCCCAGCGAGGCACTCAACTCGGCAATCGTGGTTTTACCGGCTTTCATGCCGACGAACATGGCGTCACTGACGTTCGTCGCCTCAGATGCCGACATACCGTAAGCATTGAGCAAAGACGTTAGACCATCGGCGGCTGTGGCTACGTCCGTCACACCGCCAACAGCTAGACGGTTCGCGACCTCCAGGATCTTAGACGCCTCTGCCGCGTTACGAGCACCCGCTGATATGACCTGATAAAGCGCCTTGGCCTGTTCAACGGGGGCCGCGCCGAACTCGGTAGACAACCGCCGTACTTCGTCGGATACCGCCTCAAGGTTATCCGTATCAGGTAGAAGCGTATTGACCTCTGCCATCGCGCCAGAGAACTCAAGGGCGGCCTGGGTAGATGAACGAAACGAGCTTATAAGCGCATAGGCGATACCACTACCACCGACGAACTTCAACAAATCGCCCCGAAGCGAGCGCCACCCTTGGGTGAGTTCCTCGGTAACCTTTTTCTGTTTCTTGCCCTGCGTTTCGCTTCGCTTCTGGGTCTTGATGTAGTTCTTGAGCGCACGCTCGAGCGATTTGACTTCCGCCTCGGCATTGTCCGTTTCTATCGTGATTCTGAGCTTGGCATCAGCCATCGGACTTCTCGCGCATAGTTTTCAGGTACGTAGCATCGAGTGTACGGATCAGGTAGCGGAACGTATACGTATTTGTGAGCCCTTCCGTCTGCATGTAGTCCGTTACGGCAGAGCGAGGAATCGGACCCGCGCCGCCCATAGAAAACTGGCGTTCGGTACTTAGCTCAAAAAATGCGTCCAAGATCCACTGTACGCTTTCCGGCAAGGCGTCCGGTCGGTTGTCCCAGAATGGTGTCGGCAGCCCTTTTTCTATTCGGGCTCTGATTCCTGGTTCTCGGGCAAGGCTTCCGTACTGGACGTGCCACTCAAGGTTTTTCCCAGGCGATCGGCTACGGCCTCCAGATTGTCTTCGAGGTACTTATCATGTTCGCCCGCCCGCTTCATGACCTCATCACGGAACTCGGGCAGCTCGGTTAGTAAAACGATCGCGGCTTCTTCGCTGAACTCGACGGGCTCGCCATTGAGTTCGAGGCCCTTCCAATCAACGAGCATCGTGCCCGCCATCGTCTCGGCCCACGCCCTGCCAATCTGATCGTCTTCGGGTTTCTCGCCCTTTTCGACTTCGCCCAAGAGCGGGATAATGTTCGCGAGCAATCGGTCGCGGTATGCCTGATTGGTTTTACGGGCGATTTTGACCTCAAGCGCATGGTCGACACTGAGCGGGATCGTGTGCCATACGCCTTCCGTCTCTTTGGTGCGGTCGAACTTGTACCGCTCCAGCAGATGTACGAGGTCCGTCATGTTGCCTCCATAACGGGACGGGGGCCTTTCGGCCCCCTACCCAGGGTTACGCCGACATTTTCGAGATATGTACTGTATAGCCGGTCGTGCTGTCCTTAAACGCTTGGAACTCGGCAGTCAGTACGATGTCCTGATCTTTGCCGGGTGTAGGTGAACTGAGTTGCGAGAACTGTACAGCCGGGAAATAGAAGCCGTACGCATTACCCGCCGTGTCCTGGAAGGCGAAAACCAGTGTGGTCTCGGTATGAGCCAGCCATTTCGTTTTCAGGCTGTTGTCGGCCAGATACAACGTGATTGAGCCGCTCATATCGACCGTACCAAGGCCAATACCGAAGGGGTCGGTCTGCCCTACCACAAGCTGCTGCCGAAGCGGGTTGTTGATCGTGATGTTTGCGGAAATCAGCGTGATGTCCGCATGAGTCGTGCCCTCACCGACAATCGACAGGTCAGAGACCGCGTTCATGATCTCGGTCGTGGTTGCGGCTGTTGGCCCGCCCGTACCGATTGTCGCGGCGGCTACGTTCTCGGTCTTGCCCATAAAGGGGAAAGCACACGTAACCTTGTCCTCAGCAGCAAAGTTGAACGTCATCCCGCCGCACCGGCTACCGAGCCAGTTCGAGAAGATGTTGGTCAGGTCGGTATGTTCGCGCTCGAACGAAAACGACCGCGACTCTGTACCGTTCGTGACGACAGCACCCGAGATGGTCACAGAGTTGCCAGCAGATTCGGTCGTACTGGGGTCGGGGTATACGTCCAACGCGCCGGCAGCCACGCCCGTAACCAGATAGACGCGGTTGAGTGCGGTCGCAGTGAAACCTGATACCTTGACGAACTGGCCGACAGAAAAGCCTGCAAGGCCATTGCCCGAATCGGTGAGCTGGGTCGCGGTCGCGGCGATGGTCGTGTCGGTGACGGCCGTCTCAGCGCCAAAGTCTGACGCCCTGATCGCCGCAGTGATGAACTCATCATACGTCGAAAACGAGAGTTCGCCGTTGATCGTGCCTTCCGAGCCATAACCGGCCTCGATCAGCCCTCCAACCTGGGCGTCTCCACTTAATTCCTCACTGACGATCGTTCTCTTTACGCCCCTAAAATCTTCGCTGGTAAAGCGCAGGATCTGGAGCGCAGCAGATGGAGTGGTCCCCCAGGTGCTCTCTTCTACATACCGAAGGGCCACGCCAGATGAATCAGCCATGATTCTTCCTTTCTACGTGGTGGTGAATTGCGTGTCCCGGTCGAAGGGGACCTCTACGTCTACTTGATACCACGCGCCATCCGTGCCAATCGCCCGGATAGTCGGTGATTGATAAACCACTTTCGTCGTTCCTGATGTGTCGCGTTTGCCACGGAAGACCGCTGCCAAGGTTTCAGCTACGGTCAACGCAGCGCCCGCGCCAAGTCCACGAAGCGCATAGACCGATAGGATCAAGAGGGCCGGATGCCGAAACGTGCCGCCCGCCCCATAGGTGTCGGCCTGAAATGCTTCGGTAGCTTGGTAGGTGACTGTGATGAACCCGTCGACCGCATCGGTATCCGGGTCCGGTGTGTCGTTCGTCGTGTTAGGCCAGAAGATTTCGTAGTTGCCCGTATAACCAGCGGCCAGGCGTGCCTCAATCAAACCGCGTGCCGTGATCTCGCTCATTATAGTTTCCCCGACCGTAGCATCGACCGTACACCCTCGACCGCAGCCCGTACAAAGCCTGGATTCTGCTTCTGTGAATGAGCGACCAACACCTGACCACCTGACCGGCCCGAACCACCTGCGGCACGTCCGTATTCCAACACAGGCCCATACGGCAGGTTGTTCGCCACACCGACGAACTCAGGAATCTTCGTCGCGGTCTTAAGTTCTGCTACCGCTTTCGACGCCCTGCTATTTGACGCCCTTGACGCTTGCCCGCTATTGCCGCCCGTACCTTCCGGCCCCAATGGTGTACCCGTAGGCCAGCGATCAATCTCAATATCCCATGAGCCCTTAAATCGCCCTGTATCGACCGGACACGCCTTGACGATCTGACGCACCAGGACAAGGCCCGTCTTGCGCACACGGTCGTTATACGCGCCCATAACGCCCTCTTCGATCCACTTGTCGAAGAACTTCGACGCCTCGCCCGAGTTCATGCCCCTACTCATTGTCGTACCTGTAACTGATAGGCCGCAGCCGCGCCGCCGGTACTAAGCGGCACACAGGTTACTACGGTGTATTGGACGTTGGAAAACTCGGCGATGTCGCCCTTCTCTGGCACAAAATCCAGACCCGTGCCATTGATCATAAGGAACCGATCGTTGGGCTGGACTACGCCATCAGCGGGCAAAACGCGGGCGTCTGCGCCCCACCATACCGCCGTGACGGTCATCGGGCTGACGCCACTCGTTTCGGTAGGTGTAAACGCCTGCGTTGCGGTGTTGTACGACCCTTCCCTCAACCTACGGATCGACACCACACCGCCGAACTTCTCGATCAGCGCAGTTACACCGGTCAGCTTGCCGTCGAGTAAGCCCATACCTAAGCCCTCAACAGCTTGGCCGAATAACCGGCACTAGTGATCACGGGCCTGAGTAGATTAAGTACGACCTCGGGCAAGTCTGCTGAACTATGGCCGTGTCTAATTTCTACGTCGATTGGCCCGATCTTAGCACGGTTAAACCGTTCGAGACCGTCATCAGCGTAGAAATCCGTCGTACCATCATTCAGGATACGCAACGCCAACTCGCACGTTGCATGCTCTACGATGGTCGGGATTTCGTCTGAATCGAACTCATCGCCATTATCATCAAGCGCCCAATAGCGAGGCCACTTCAGCGCCTGCGCCGTTGCGACCTTCTCGCCCTCGAACTGTTCCTGGTCGATGCGGCGCGTAGCCATCACCAACGCGATACCCTTATTATCGGCGGTAGCGCCCGACCAGTTCGTGACGTTTAGGCGTTCCTCGAAATACAACTCTGCGTTTGCGAGGCTGATGTAGCTGTTTGCGCTCGCCCCACCTACTGTCGCATCTAATGCGAAGGCCATTGGATTCCTCCTAGTTGAAGGGCGGGAGGCCCGGAGGCCCCCCGCTCACCCAATGATCTACTTCGTCAGGACGATAACGCCCGGCAGAAGCTTGTTGTCCGCGACTTGTGTGGTCCAGTTCGAGCCGGTTGCCACGTTGGCGTCGGACGGGTTCGCGCCAGTAGCGGTCTTGTATTCGCAGCCCCTGAGCGACAGCGTGAAGGCGTACTCGCCTTGCAGCCTGTAGGCCAGGTTCTCAAGCCCAGTCACCAGATCGGTCACAACCTCAAGGCGTTCGGATTCCTTGACCACCGCAGCACCACGGAACAGGCCAAGCGTCGAGTATTTATCAACACCCGAGCTTACACCGTCCGTGATCTTGAGGTAGCTGGAATCGGTCACGACAACGGGCCGACCGAGCGTAGCCGGCGAGCCGGTCAGGATCTGCGCACCAACCGCCGAATAGACAGAACCGGTGTCGGCGATCTGGTCTTCCATCAGCTCGTAGAAGCAGTTCGAGTGCATGAACCAACAGGCGATGTCCTTGCCCTTGTCGCCAGCCTTCGCGAGCGCCTGGACTAGATACTCGGTCAACAGCCCGCCCGTACCGCTCTTATCGACCTCAAGAGCAGAGGTGGCGTCGAGTTTGGCCTGTAGCGCCGAAAGTGCGCGTTCGAGCTTGTCCTGAGCAATGGCCTTCGCCATCTGCTTTCCTACCACATAGGACAGTTCAGAATTGGTCTTGCCGATCTTGCGCCACGCATCGAGCGCCTGAGAAATCGGCTTGACCTTACGGTTCAATTTGACGCCGATGAGTTCATCGGCAGTCAGCGCGGTGTCAGTCTGAGACGAAACTGAGGTCGTGTCCCGGCGGCCTACCAGACTAGAAACGACATCGTAAAACGCCTCTTTCTGATAGTCGCCTTCGTGTCCCTCGCTAATCAGTTGGATGGTGTTGTTTGATGCGGCGTTGAAGCCCTCAGTCTCTTGCTGAAGGGTTTCGACGAACCCGCCATAAAACTCGTCATTATAAATGACAAGATCGGAGGCCTTACCGATAGCCATGATGTACCCCTATGTCTTATGTGGGCACACCGGCCCACAGGTTCATTCGTCGGACGGCAACGCCAGGTATGTGTCCATACCATGCTCGCTGATGTACTCTGCTCGCTGTGCGTCCGTCTTAAGATCTGCCTTTGTACGGATACCAGCGGCCCCGCCGCCTGAGTGACCTGTGGCCCCGCCACCTGTCGCCCCTGTGGGCTTGAAGCCCATACGGTACTCTTCCGAGTCCCGCATCTCTTCTACGAGTTCCTTGACGGTCTTCTCTTCGCCATCAAGACCCGTAGCGATGACCTTGCCATCGTCGTCAAGCTGTAGACGCTTGATCACATGGTCGGTCATCACACTCGGATAGCCCCCGGCGATCTCGAGCGCTTCGATGGCTGCGACCGTCTTATCACGGTTCGCCATCTCTCGTTGAAGCCCGGACATCTGGTTCTGGGCCTCTTCGAGTTCCTTCTGTAGCTTCGCGTGTTTCTTGGCTTCCTGGGCCAGCAGTTTTTCCTTGACCTGCTCCCATTCACCAGCACGTTCGGCCTCGCGCAATTCGCGCTCTTCCTCGGCCTTTTCCAGTTCGGCCAGGCGGTCCAGGTCAACCTCTTTGTACTTCTCAAGCTCTTTCAAGAGTTTGATGTTGTTGTCCCTGAACCAGCGGTAATGCCATCAGAAAACCCCCGGTTCCCTGTCGCTGATCCCCGACCAGCTAGTGTACGTGCCCCCGTTATTGTTTCAACTTAAAGGAATACCCATGGAAGGTCTAGGATTTCAGACGTCTAAATCGTCTAGCCTTATCACGCTGCCGTCTTTGCGGACCATATCCTGTAAGCTCACCTTGCCATCACGCCAAAGTTTTGCCCTACTCGGTCCCAGGACCTCGTTCTGTTTCTTCTGGCTCTGACTTTTGAGCCAATCGTTGTAGGTATAGGTGCCGGGCACCGGCCCGCCTTCGGCTGCCCTTTTCCCATACTCTCTGGGATCGACCCCATCGGTGATCGGCAAATGGGTGCTTCGGCATTGCCAGTGCTGGGGCGGCAGGCGTTTGTTGGGGTCATCATAGCGGTAGCGGTTGCCGTCCAGTGACCGACAGATCGGGGTAGTCCTACCGTCTAGCGTAGCATCATAGATATACTCTTCGGTAATATCATCGTTTGCCAGGTACGTGCGTTGATGGGCTTCCGTAGCTATCTGCCGGGTCGCGGTCCTGACCAACGCCTCGGCTTGTTTGGTGGTGGTCTGCATTACGCCACCCCGAAATACACGCTCTGCCTTAGCACCCTTTGTGCCGCGTTTAACAAGTTTCCCGGTCTTGGGGTCACGATAGCGCCACCCGGTCTGCGTGCCCCGTACTCGCCTGATCATGTCGCCTATCGTTTCGCCCTCGATGATACCCAGACGGATCTGATACAACGCCTGGTCCACTGAGCTATCCGCCTGTTTCGCCAGCCAATCCTTGAGGAAGCCGCCCCGCACGATCATGTCGTCTACAGCAACGCTCATAAGTGCTAGGCTAGTCGGACCCGTGCCGATACTCACGCCCGCGCCAGCGACCTCGCCCAACAGACTACGAGCGTACCCAGCCTGATGTACGCCGATCTTGGCCAGCTCTGTGCGCATCTCTTGGTAAATCTGCCGAAACGCCTTACGTGAATCCGACCTAACCAGTTTGACCCATTTGTCCGCCCTGGCCTGTTGCCACGCTTTCGATTTGGGCGCGGTCGGGTCAATCTTAGCTAACTTCGCGACCATCTCGTCGAATAGATCGCGGATCATGCCGTCGCTTACACCTACAACCCCATTCGCTAGCCGCTCAAGGTTGATCAGGTTCTTCAGGATAATTTCGTTGGGGTCGGGCATAACTCACGCTGCCTTTGGTGACAAAAAGAGGTGCAGGTCGCGGAATGTCACCTCGTCCGCTTCGGCTTCATACGTTTCCTCGTCCCAGCGATCCGGGTTCTGTAGATGGTGGGCGTATTCGTGAATGACCGTACCCACCACATCGAGCCAGGAATCGCACATAGCGAAGTTAACGCCGATTTCCTCTAGCGTGTGCCAGCCATAGAGATCGTCT